TCACGCGCGCCTCCTACGGGTAGGCCAGGGTGTCGGACATCGTGTACTGCGGGGCGCTCCCGGCCAGGGTGGACGCCGACCCGAACGTCCACCGGCGCTCCACGCTCATCGCCGCCTGCACCGTGGCCAGCGCCGCCCCCACGTTCCCGGCCCAGGACGTGCAGATCCCGTTCAGCATCGTCTTCAGCCCGGCCTCATACGCATCCTGGTCGAACCCCGAATAGTCGAACGTGATGACGCCCTGCCCGTCCTCCCGGGTGAACCCGAAGTTCACCAGCGACAGCACCTGCTGCGGCGTCGAATTGGAGTTGCCCGCGACCGGGGTCATGTGCACGAAATACTGCAGGTTCGCCACGTCCATCGACGGGATGACCGGGAAGTGATTCGCCACCGTTCAGGTCACTCGGAGTATTCGACCGCGCCGAAGAACGGGGTCGCCGTCCCCGCGCTCGACGCGGTCACGCACAGCGCGAACTGCCCCGAGATCGGCAGATTGATCTCGAACCCCGGGGTCTTCCACTCGCCCCAGCTCGACCCGGCCGTGAATGGCACCGGTTCTCCCCACCATTCTGTCGTGGCGGTCAGCCCGGTGATCGCCGCCGCGGACGTGCCGCCCGCCGTGGACCAGGTCGCCAGCGTCGCCTTCGCGATGCCGGACTGCTGGACCGCCGTGGCGGCGTTACCGCCCGCCTTCGTGCCGGTGACCGTGTTGATGGAGAAGAAGACGGACGCGTTCGCCGGGAACGTGGCCGCGCCGAGCACGCCGCAGCGGACCGCCGAGATGTTCAGGTCCGAGTTCGCCGACGTGGAGCAGAACAGGATCGGCGTCGTGGCCGTGGTGGTGACGGTGGCACCCGTGGGCAGCCACGTCGCGGTGTCGAAGACGCCGATCTTGTATGCGCGTGCCAGTGGCATCGGTCAGGCCCTTCCTAGATCAGCACCGTTGTCTTCACGTACGCGGCACGTTGCCGTTGACGACCAGCAGCCCGGGTCCCCGCGCGACCGGGCCAGGGACGTGTTCCCAGCACTGCGGCAGCGCCACCACCCCGACGCCGATCACCTGGCCGCCAGGCCCGGGGATCGGCACCTGCGCGGGCACCAGCGTCACCGCCTCCCGCAGCGGCTGCTCAGGGTCGGCCTTGCGCGCCGCACAGCACGAGTTGCACAGGCCGAGCGGCCCGGAAGGCTTCACCGGCGGGGAGGCCGCCAGGATGCGCGGATCAGCCACTAGCCCTGCTTCTTCGCCGCGGGCGCCCTGGCCGGGGCCTTCGGCTCCGGCTCGGCGACGTCGTAGTGCACGTCTGGCGGCTTCCACAGATCCGGGTTCTCCGTCACGATCGGGTGCGTGTCCCGCGCCATCGTCACCCCGGCCTGCAGGACATGCGGGATGCCGTCCAGCGTCACCGCCGCGTCCTGATTGGCCACCACTATCTCCGACATGCCGATCACGCCCTTGCCTGGAGGAACACCTTGGTCACCGTCGCGTCCGCGACGGTCTGCACGAGCCGGACCCGGAAGAACGGCGACAGCACCGGGAACGGCGTGCCCGACGCGGGGAACGCCCCGTAGAGCGCCGTCAGGTCAGCGTCCAGGGCAGACCCGTCGAAACTGCCCTCCGCGGTCATCACCGTCGTGCCGGTCGTGAACTTATACGACGGCAGCACATTCGTGTACCCGGTCGTGTCGAACCACGCCGTGACCAGCGGGGACGCCGCCTGCGTCAGCGGGGCAAGCTGCACCCAGATCCTCTCACCAGGCCGGGCCATCAGCGCCTCCTCAGACGATCAGGCGGACCTGGCCGGAACGCAGCTCACGCCTCCGGCGGCGCAGCTCAGCCTCGGCAAGATCCGGATAGTAATAGATCACCCACGCGACCAGATCATCTAGGCGCTGCCCGTATGGCTGACGCTTTACGCCTGCCTTACTCGGCGCCACCCACAACTCCAGATTCCCCGGATCATTGTCGCCGCGCTGGCCGTTTTTATGGTGAACGTGCTCCCAGCTTTCCAGCGGACGGCCGAGTATCCGCTCCATCACCACGCGATGCTCAGCGATCTGGTGGCCGTTGACTATCATCTTCCGGTAGCCGTAGCTATCGGTATGCCACTCGCCGCGCTTCTCCTGCAGTGATTCGGGTGAACCGTACTCACCTGAGCGCCTCTTGCGGTGCTGGTGCATCTCACAGACATTTAGCCCGGCACGGGTTACCAGCCGAGTGCAGCCCGCAACGAGACAGGGCCGTGGGTTCGCCTTCCGGACGGCGTGCTTGGCGCGCTGATAACACGCAGGGCACAGGCCCCTGGCGCCCCTGAGCCCGACCAGCCTGCCGCAGCCCTCAGAGCACGGCAGGTCCTTCTTGGGTATCTTGGGAACGGTCATCGCCCCTCCTATCCAGGGGTGGTGGTCAGGGACCGGGAGTTTTACCGAACTCCCGGTCCCGCCATTCTAGCCAATCTTCAGGAGGCGGAACGCATTCGCGTTCAAGATCACCGCGTTGTTTCTCCACCACGCAAAATATCCGCCCCTACCGGTCGGGAACTGGCCCTGAGCTGCACCGAAGAGGGTTGGAACCAATTCCATGTTCATTCCGACACGATCTACAATAAGGTAGTTGCTGAAGTCCCCGAAGAGCAGCGGGAACGCGCCGGTGGTGGTGACGACGGCCATCGCGGAGACCTCGTTCACCGGGTACCCGATCAGCTTCGACGGGACGCCCGCCTGCAGCGACTCGGCCCAGATGTTCGCGATCGACGTGCCGAACTGGCGGCACAGGTCATAGATCGTGGACGACGCGCACCACTGGCCGCGGGGCCGGAACCTGTTCCCGACCGCGTTCTTGATCTTGAAGATGTCGGCGAGCGCGAACGTCGCGACCGTCCCGGAGGTGACCTGCTGGCCGACCGGCATGGTGGTGATGATGCCGCCGGCCTGCGGCGCGGTGCCGGTGCCGAGGACGAAACCCGTGGTCGCGCCGCCCGAGTCCGCCTCTTCCAGCGCCTTAGCGTCCGCGAGCAAGCGAAGCATCTCGGCCTGCAGCGCGGTCCAGTCGCCCTCCAGCTCCACGGAGAACGGGATGAACGCCTGCACCCGGTTCGCCCGGATCGTCGGCTGCGCCAGGGTCGGCGAGTCATCCACGGCGGGCGCGGCCTCAGCGACCCGGTGCGCGGTCACCGAGCCCGTGGTCACCAGGTCGTATTCCTTCCCGACGATCTTCTCCACCCGGGAGATGTCCCGCAGCGGGCTGACGCCACCGGAGGAGGTGAGCACCAGGGTCGGGTCGAGCTGGAACGGCACCGCGTACCCGCCCGCCGTGTCCGGGGACTCACCCAGGGCGAGGATCCGGCTGTCCTCGCTGCCGAGCGCCCCCGGGTTCCCCGCCTGCAGCGCATGCCCGAACACCCGCGCGTACGCAGGGGAGCCGGTCGCCAGGATCCGCCTGGGCAGCTCCCCGTACTTGTCGTCGGAGACCTGGTCCAGCAGCCGGGTGACGGCGTCCTGCGCGGCCTCCCGCGACGGCGACCCCGGGAACCGGTGCTGCTCGATCGCCCGCAGCGCGTTATCCCGGTACAGGCCCGGCAGCTCGTCCCGGTTGCGGGCCCGCTGCTGGATCGCGACCAGGTCGTAGATGTCGTGCTGGATGTGCACGGCCGGGGCGCCCTGCGCCCGCCGCGGCGTGCCCTGCGGGCGCCCGCCGTCGCCGCGCTGGCCGTCGTGGGTGCCCGGCGACGCCGCGTACATCTGCGCGAGGTCGGCGTTGCGCTGGTCCACCGCCTCCAGCGCCTGCCGGTGCTCCCGGCTCTCGATCACCAGGCGGTCCCACTCGGTCTGCACGTCGGCGGGGAACACCGACGCCGGGTAGGACGCCATGACCTCCCGGCAGCGCCCCTCGATCTCCGCGATCCGGGCGCGCCGCCCCTCAATGGTCAGCACGCCGTCGTCGTTCGCCATAACTGGCCTTCCTTCCCTGACTGACGGCGTGGCCGCCGCTGCTGATGCTGATGCCTGGCTGCCGGAGCCCATGGCGCTCTGGTGTGACTTCAGGTGCGCTTCCGCCGCCTGCTTGTTCGTCAGTCCCTGCGTGGAATCGATCCGGCCCAGAGCCGCGCTCACCCCGTGCCGGTTCGGCGGGTCACCCGGGTGCTTGTGATGCGGCAGCGCGTACGACCCGCGCTCATCCGCCGGGCCGGCCCGGCGCCCGGCGCAGATCGCCGCGTAGTCGGACCCGGACGTGCACGCGGACATGGCCGCGTTCCCGTCCCACGCCGACTCGTCCACACCGGCCGCCGCGATGGAGTCCGCGGGCGGCTGCCCCGGCATGGGCTTGCCCGGGACGGACTTCTTCTGCTTCCCGTCCGCCGTCCAGTGGCTGTGGTCGGTGTCACCCTCCGGGGTCGAGTCGTCGTCCCCGTCGCCGTCCGGATCCCACCTCTGATGGGCAGCCCGGATGGTGCCCGCAGGGATGGCCCCCGACGCCTCCGTGGCAGCCGCTGCGGGCTCGCGGGCGGTCCCGGTGATGCCGGTGATCAGCCCCGCCTCCAGCGCCTGCTCCGGGGTGAACCAGGTCTCCGCCTGCATCAGGGCGCGCCAGTGCTCCGGGGTGCCGCCGGCGGTGTCCGCGTAGATGCCCGCGATCTGCCCCGACACGGTCTCCAGCCGGGCCACCATGTGCTGCAGATCGGCGGCGTTCCCGTCGATCCCCGCCCACGCGTCGTGGATCATCATCTGCGACGTCTTCGCCATCAGCCGCCGCTCACCCGCCATCGCGATCAGCGACGCCGACGACGCGGCGATGCCGTCCACGGTCGTCGTGACACCAGGCCGGGACGCGAGAGCCGAGTAGATAGCGAAACTCTCGAAGACGTCCCCGCCGTCGCTGTTGATCCGGACGTCAACCGGGCCGTCGATGGCCGCGAGATCTCGCAGGAAGTCCTTCGCCGTGACACCCCACGTGCCGATCAGGTCATACATCATGATCTGCGCGGGACCGTCACCGGCCTGGTTGCTGATCCGGTACCAGCTGCCGTCACCGTCGCGCTGCTGGCGCGTGCGTGTCATGGGCGCGCTCCGTTCCCGTTGGATGCCGGCACCGCCGCCGGGGTGCCGAACCCGGGCAGCGGATCCTGCCCCGAGCTGGGCGGCTGCAGCTGGACGCTGAGCATCCCCGAATGGACCAGGGCGCCCCAGTCGTTGTTCTTCACCGCCGTGATCACCGACTCCGGGGTGAACCCGTTGTTGACCAGCGCCGAGATCGTCGCCGCCTCCCGCTCCTGGATCCCCGCCAGGTCAGAGGCGTCCTCCCGCATGAACGGCACCCGGGAGTCATAGGTGAGCGCGCAGCCCGGCGGGGCGGCCAGCAGCGGCTGCAGCGACGACGCCACGTTCGTCCACAGGTGCACCATCGTCCCGTCGGAAAACCGGCGCCGCGCCGACTGGAAGTTCCCCGCATTCAGGCTGGAGCCCTGCAGGCCCTCCGCGAATCCCACCCACGACGGCGGCACCCCCGCCGCAGCGGCCAGCCGGGACTCCGCGCGGCCCTGGATCACGGCGTAATCCATGTCCTTGAACGACGAGCCCACCGCCACCGGCTTGGCGCCGCCCCCGAGGAACAGCGTGCGGAACGCATTCGCCACGCCGCGGTGCTCCTCCTCCATCAGCTCCTTGAACTGGCGCACCGCGTCGATCGTCACCCCCGGGTCGAACGCGATCGCCATGTTCGGCATGGCAGAGTTCTCGAAGAACCGCCACTTGTGCTCTGTGCTGGCCTGGTCGCCCTGCAGCTCCCGCAGCACCGGCGCGATCCACGACTCACCCAGGAAATGCGCGTCCGGGTCCGGGATCGGCGCGTAATGCGCCACCTGCTGCGGGGTGAAGAACATCGGCTTCCCGCCGGGCGGCGTCCACAGGTACCCGGCGACCGTCGTGTCCGCGGCCATCGACGGGTTCTCCGCGTCCTCCTGCGACCCCATGACGATGATCACCCAGGACGGGTGCAGCCGGTGCAGGGTGGCGCCCTTGCGGCGGATGTAGGCGTTCCCCGCCGCGGACACGTCCCACTCCATCCGGGCCAGCAGGTCCGCCGTCACGCCGCCTGGCCACGGCGTCTCCAGCACCCGCAGCTCCGTCGTGCCGAACAGGTCACCCTGCTGGCTGCCCTGCCACCGGGTCCACTGGAACCGGATCTGGGAGAACACCTGCATGCGGGCCAGGACCAGGGCGAATGTCGGCCCCGACGTCTTCGCCGCATGCGCGGCGGTGATCGAGATCCGCTCCTGGTCGATCGTGCTGTAGGTGGTCTGCAAAAGCGGGTACTGCAGCCCGCCGTAGCTGAACCACGACGCGTACTCATCCATCGACAGCTGCGCCTGCGGGCGCCCCTGCGACGCGGCGAACCGGCGGTTAACGCGAGCCAGGACGCCCGGCACGGGCCCTCCGGACCGCCTCAGCCTTCCGCGCTTCCTGCCACCCCTCGATCACCGCGGCACCGCACCAGGCCACCGCCAGCCACGCCACCGCCAGCAGCTTGTACGCCAGCCAGCCTGCGCAGAACAGGACCGTGGCGATCACCGTCAGCGCGGTGCGGCCCGGGCGGGCGGCATGCGCGCGCTGGCTGATCCGCTCCAGCGGCACGCGCTCAGCGACAGAGGTCAACCCGGGTCTCCTCTCACTCCTGGTAGGCGTCCGGGCTGCGCACCGGCCACACCTGGCCCTGATGAACGACCGGGCCGCGCTCCGGGCCGCTGGTCAGGAAAAACGGCTGCGGCGGCCGGTGCAGCAGCGCCCACACCGCCAAAGTCGCCGCCACCAGCGGCGACTGATCCACCGGAACCTTCCGCTCCCACGCCTGCGCCCCCGCCAAAGGCCGCTGCAGCGCCGCCCGCACCGCGGCCGTCAGCTCGCCCTGGCCCAGGTGCGCCAGGTCCCCCGCCGCGATCATGTCCAGGAACTCACCATGCGCCACCGCCACATCCCGCGCCGACGGCTCCAGCACCCCCACCCCGGCATCAGCCAGC